AAAAGTCTCAACAGCCATTGCCTTCTCAAAGTATGGAGTCTCTTCATCAGTGAACTCAACTTCAACAGCGGCACGACCTTTAGACTTGATATTCAATTTGTCCATGAAAGGCATTACATTGATATCTTTATCTTTGATTCCGAACAAGTCCATCTCTAGCAACTCATCGTAACCCCTAGTGAAGTTAGCGACAAGACCTGGATATTTTCTCATGATCATTTTTTCGATTCGAATATCTTCAACAACATTCACGAAACTAAAAGGAACATTTGGAATGTTCAACACTTTAGGATCAGATGGAGTGTGAAGGGCGTGAGAGACTTCATGACCAACAAGCAAGTCATAAAGATCACTGCTCATATCTTTCCAGTTAGGAAGATTAAGTACACGATTGACTACATCAAAAGAAGCAGTAGGGAAATTACCCTGCTGAACAGTGACGTTCTCATTCGCTAGTAATCGGGCTAGAACTGACTTTTTCTGAAGCATTTGATTCTCTCTATATAACTCAATTTATACGGATATTATACGGGGTTTTGATTCAAAGTCAATAGGTAATATGAAAATAATTAGATTTTTTTAGAACAGTTTGTTATAACTTTAGAACTTTTAGTTATAAGGAGAAGATTGTATAAATATTATACAGGGTAGTCATCTTATTGGCTCGCATAGGTTCATGCGTTAAAAGACCATTGAAACTCAGTGCCTAACGGCAGGAGAACTTCGATGAAAGAACTAACTTTTATATATCGTGGTGTTAAGTACACCAAATTGGTAAAGGCGTAAAAGAAAGGGGGCTTGCGCCCCCTTGACATTAAGCGTTAGCTAATGCACGATAGCCAGCGGCAATTACTTTGCGGCTTGGAGTGCTAAGTCGGAAGAAAGTCTTGGTTCGACCACTACCGTCTTTGTGCTGATTTGCATAGATAGGATAACCCTTGAATCGTAGGTCACTTACTGTTGCAGTCGCATTTCCGCCAAAGCGGGCTTCAATTTGCTTCGCAGTCAAACCTTTATCAGCTACTTGTAGAGCGGCCAATACTTTAGCTTGCTTTGAATCACTTTTTACATTCAAGTTCATAATCAAACTCCATTAACATAGTTATCACCGATATAAGTACATCGCTTCTAAGAGTCGGTGGATCTCAAAGAATTTTTGATTTAACAGATGACAGTATAACACATCATTCCAGTTATGTCAAGTGTTATTATTCACACTCTTCTAAAGGTGTGCCGTCTTCTTCACATTCAACGATGGATAGAGTAGTGTGTATTTCTTGAACACAGTCAACTTCTTCCCAACCCTCTTCAACGATTCCAAAGTCGAACTCCTCTGCATAGACATTCATGAGATGGTCGAGCATTTCTTCTTTATCTTCCTCACTTAGAACATCTTCAGAAACGATGATGTCCCAGTCCGTAGCACAACCATCCCACATTTCTAACATCTCTGCTTGATAGTCAGACATCTCGTACCACTCGTCTGTCGGATCTGGCAACCAAAGTTCATTCAGATCAAAGTCTTCGCCATAGAAGTTTTTAACATCTTCCATAGTCATATCTTTATCTTCTAAACACTCTTTGATTTCTTGATCAGTTTCCGGTACTCTGACTAAGAATGCTCCCCATCGATACGTCTCACTTTTCGTAAGATATGCAGTTTCACCTTCTATCTCTTTCTTCCAAGTTTCAGTATCAGATACAGCCTTTTTAAACTCAGGCTCAATTCGAAAATACTTCATAATATAGTTCCTATTTCAAAGATTTTGCTAACTCAGTGTAACCACCAACATAACCCCATTGATCATCTTCAACAGTGAAAATTTGTGGCACAGTTCTAAATGGTTGACCTGCGACTTCCATCAAACGATCTTGTTCAGCAGGAGCAACTTCAGTAAGACATCTATACTCATACTCAAGATTGTTCTGCTCAAGAACGGCTTTCGCTTGCCTACAATACCCACAGGTGGGCGTTCCTACAACAACATATTTCATTTCTCGTCACCTTCTTCCTTATCAACAAACAATATATCGACAGCAGAAACTACTGTCAGGACAGAACCGGTGAACAGTATAAACACATCACTAGATAATAGTCCTATTAATAGACAGTTAAGTCCAAGAACGAGTGATATAGTCACATGGCACTCTTTCATTATACGAACAGTTTCTTGAACAAAGTCTTTCATTTTATACTTAAATTTCATATTATATACCTACATAGGTTAAATTAAGTCCCTCTCGGAACATCGTGTTTTCTCCCCCCATGTTTTAATCACATTATACTACACTTCCAAGTCTTTGTCAAGTTTTTCATGCCATTCGTCACCATATCTATTCTTATTCATTCCCTGTTCCATTCCTCTTTGGCGTAGAAGTCATCCCAATCCCCAAATATTTCAGGTGCTTGCTCTTTGGCTAGATCCATATAGTATTCGCCTGGATAATGCTTTAGACATCGACCAGCTTTTTTTCTTACTGCACTTGGTACTCTTGGAGTTATCTTTGGATCTAATAAGTCCAATAGAAACTGCCTAGTATTGTTTACAGCATATCGTCTTTCATCAGGCATTGTCACGAGCAACACTCCCATACTTATCGATAAATATTTTAAGTGTTCGATTATCATCCTGTAGGCTATATCGAACATCTTCGTTTTCATGTAAGTAATGAACATACGCACGACCTGTTGCGTCTATCACTTCAAGTCGATTAATCTTATTCATTGCTTCTAATTCTTCACGATCTGTCATAGTAAATTTCTCCAATCTGTATCTTCGGGCATCATCTCTACTGCATCGCCAAAGCGTGATACTATATCATTGTAGATTCCTGCTGTACCCATTCTTAGTCCGTATGTGCCTTTCTTACAAACATATAATGATCCACTATTACCATAGAAGTCTACTTGATCTTTTCGTTCAAATACTATGTTGATACCGCTATTCAATCGCCAAGAATCGCCATCAAGATAACCACCACTCCATCCTGCTAAGACTTTGTAGATGACATCAGTCTCTGTGGTTATCTTCAGTACGACCCAACTATCAGGATGCTTCATCTTTATCTTCCTCATCAACTTCACATAGCGTTATTGGCACGATCAGCAAACTTCTCAAGATCAACCAACTGCTCTTTCGTCACAGATTCTTCAACTAGTTCTGACTCATCTACCCAACTCCAAGCGCCTTCATAGAACTCATCGTCTGTCCAATCAGGCTCAGGCTTCTTATCTTTAGGATCAATCATGTTCTACCCACCATTCTATTCTCTGACCATATTCTTTTTCAAAATCACTGATCAGTTCTCTATATGTTAGGAGAACTGACGACTCTAATTTATCTAGCCATTCACCTAAAGCATTCCAATCTTCAGTTCTCATTGGAGAAACACTGTACTCAGACTTACCACCCCAATGCTCACTTTCATCTAACCCATAGATGTCTATGCGCCCACATGAGTACGACTCTAAGAAATGTTTGTACTCAACCTTAGGTAGTATTTTACCCGATGTTTCTCTGACCTCAAACGGAATATTTCTATCCTCGTACCAACGAGTAGCGATGGGGCCCATCCAATTCGTGCTATAATGAATCAATCCCAAAGGCCTTCATAGTATTTACCAAACAGAGTGAATCCGTTAGTGATTCTAGCTTGATATGCTTTCATGCCTTCAATGTCAACTTCAAATGTATCATTAGGGCCTTTCTTCATCTCATACCCAATGATCTCACCTTTTGCTGATAGAACTGGCTCACTGTAGAAATCATGCTCTCCAGACCGAAATTGCTCTTGCCAATCATCGTCTTTTACTTTCGATTCAAATGCGAATATCATCTCAGCCATAACCCAGTCCCATCGTTCATGAACCAAGTTCTCGTCTTCGTCAGTATCGCCTTGTAGATATTCAGGAACATCTTCAGCATCAACGTGCGCTGATCCATGCTTAGTCTTTGCTAGTTGATATAGCATCGGCAAAGCAATCTGGGCGAGAGTGTAATCCATAGACCAAGTGTCCCACTTATCAATCTTAATTGAAGTGGGTTGCTCTGGTGTATAGCCAAACAACTTATACAAAGTGTTATGATACCATCTATGGTTTGGGTACTGACCAATTTTTACTTTCATTCTAAGATATCCGCAATTCTGTTCGCTAATTGAATAAACCATTCTTTGTCGTGTCCACGAGTTGTCTCAGCGGCAGTACCAATCCGAATACCACTTGTCTCAACGAATGATCTAGGATCATTTGGAACACCATTTTTGTTCACTGTAATGCCATTCTCTTCTAACAAGTCAGCCGCTACACGACCACTATACTTGCTTTCGCTCAAGTCCATCAGTATGATGTGTGAGTCAGTTCCACCAGTCTGAACTGGTAATCCTCTTTCTTCAAATACTTCACACATTGCTTTTGCATTTTCGATTACATCGAATCCATATCTTGAGAACTCTGAGTAACTTGCTTCGATAAAGCATTGTGCTTTTGCCGCAATGATATGCATTAAAGGCCCACCCTGAGTGCCTGGAAATATAGCACTATTGATTTTGCGAGTGTAGTCTGCATCGTTCCAGAGAATGATTCCACCACGAGGGCCTCGAAGAGTCTTGTGTGTAGTCGATGTAACAACATCAGCAAATGGTACAGGATTCACATAAACACCACCTGCAATCAGACCAGAATAGTGTGCCATATCTACGAGTAAATACGCACCCACTTCATCAGCAATATCTCTGAACTCTGCCCAGTCGATCTGTCTTGGATACGCACTTGCGCCCGCTACAATCATCTTGGGCTTGTGTTCATGGGCTAGACTTCTCACTTGATCATAGTCAATCCAACCATTCTCATCAACACCATAAGACACAGCATTGTAAATCTTACCAGATATATTTGGTGGACTACCATGACTTAGATGACCACCACTTGCTAAATCCATTCCAAGAATCGTATCACCTGGCTTTAAGAATGCTTGATATACAGCAGTGTTTGCGTTAGCACCACAATGTGGTTGAACATTCGCAAAGTTAGAACCATATAAAGAGCATATCTTTTTGATTGCTAAGTTTTCGATATCGTCCATGTTTTCACAGCCATTATAATAACGCTTCTCTGGATAACCCTCAGCGTATTTGTTTGTGAATACGCTACCTGCTAATTCCATAACTGCTTCACTTGCAAAGTTTTCACTTGCAATCAACTCAACTGTAGACTCTTGTCGCTCAGTCTCATTTTTTAATATTCTTTTTATTGCCTGATCCATTAATGCCCCTTAGTCATATGAATGTAAGAATCCTCACACTCTTCCAGTTTTTCACCGCATACGCAGTATTCGATTTCTTCTTGTGAGGGCTTCTCGTCTTCGCTCATTTCTTTTTCTCGGAAGACAACCCTAATCCCACCATTTCAAATAGTGCGATTACAAATATTAAACTACCTACTGATAACAATATTCCGTACAATGCTTCTAGTAACATAATATACTCCAAATTTAAGTTAATCTAGATTATAACACACAATCATGTACAAAGTCAACTACTATTTTTCTTCAGGAGCAAATACTGGTGGTCGAGGCTCTTCCATCCATTCCTCATGCATTGTGTACCACTCTAATGCTAGACTTTCTTTTGGAAAGGCTGGGCTCATCATCATACCTTTATCGGTTACCCAAAAGTATTTCCATTCGTCTTCGTTGTATCCTTTTTCCTTAATCATCTTCATGTGATTTATTTTTCCTTATTGACTGTACCTAGATGTATGCCAATAGTTTTGTCTAAACGACTTAGTGGTATGTTGTCTTGAGATAACTCAAGCGCCTTTTGTTTCATATTTACATTGTATCTGTCTCGAAACCACACATCAACTCTATCTGCTAGATTTACGAGTTTGCGAAAGAACTTGCCTTTGATTCGATTGAATGCTCTCATCAGTACAACTCCCTCTCAGTCATCACAAGAAACTCCATATTATTATCTTGACAATACTCTTCAGCCGCACTCCACTTTGCTTTGTTAACTTTCATCGTGCGTTGATAGTGAGGCTTGATCTCAATTAGTTTCTCGACCAGATCATTATTCTTGTCAATCATGTACACCCAGAAGTCTGGGTAATATGTTCTGTTTTTGTTATCATGTATATAGGGGATTTTGATTTCTTCGCTTGACCACTGTAGAATACTTTCTTTCTTATCACAGTAAACCATAAACAGTCGTTCCCAACTGCTACGATAAATAATCTGCTTAACATTACCAGAATACTTGTTAGGATTCTTGGGCGTGAACTTGCCCTTGAAGTGAGATCGTTTCATTACTTACTCGCAAGCATATAAAGCCCTATGTTGGCAAAAGCGTATCCGATATACGTCAGCAACATAGGGACATTTGAAAATTTAAGCCACTGTTCTAATCCAACATAAAGATAAATTATTCCAGTGACTGCGATCAGCCATGCGCTCATACTTTCTCATATCCACCAAAGTTGACAAACCATTTCTGACCATCAGGATCTTCGACAACATCACCAACAGTAATTGAATGCATCTTACGTCCAAACTTATTGTCAAGATGCTCGATCTTTTCTTCGTTGATATCATAACCCAGATGAACAACCTGATTCATATCTGGTGCTTCGATATTTGCCATATGATCGTAAAGTCCCATTCTTAAAGCATTCTGAACTTTGTCTCCATCTGGATACATATTGGCATCTTGATAGAATCTCCAGAGTGATGAGTTCTTCTCACCTTCACGATTTATCTCATCGACTTGATCGTCAGTGAGTTTCATTTGATATACTTTATAACTAGGCATTTTGAGATTCCTTAGCATTCAACCAATCAGTAGTCTTAACTACTTCCTCAAAGACTGTCTCATTGTCAGCCGCCCAACTAGTGAGCATCGATTCTAGATATCCCAAAGTGTACTCAGCACTTCCATTTCGTGCAGAAAGACTTGATAACATATCTACTACTGCCGACTGTGCGGCATCATATTTCTCAGAATAGGTCATAATTATAATCCTCTATAAATTTAAACTTGTGCGGCTTCTGATGCGAAAGCACGATCTAACTCTGCTATCGCTACCTTTTGAAGCATGGATTCTAACTCAGAGTGAGTGATGATATCGTAACCAGTATAGAGGATTTCTTTACCCTCTACTGGAGTTTCAGTATCAGCGAAGCCTTTTGTACCTAAGGCATCGATCTCTAAGTTAAGCATATTAGCTAATTGGGTAGTAGTGTAAAATGATTTACTCATAATAATCTCCTAAAGATTAGACGCAAAACCAATGATGGAAATAATGTTCAGTAGCACGAAGTTCCAAAGACCAGCCCTTGCGGCTTGAAATGACATCAGTGTAAGACCGATGATTGCTAGTTGATTCATCATCGTGAAAGCAAACACAACCATAAACAAGGAACCGATATAACCTAATAATGTAATCATAATTTAAACACTCATCTCAGCAAACAATTCTTCGGCAGTCTCAAGAGCGATCTCATGCTTATCTTCTTCACTCAGAGTCTTATATTTTTGCAAGTTTTCTAGAGCATCTTCATATAGCTTTTCAAGCAAGGCTTCGTTAACTTCGTTACTCATCTTCTAAACTCTCATCAATTAAGTACATATTATAACACAGTCAGAACAAAAGTCAAGGGTTTATTTGTGAAATATTGACATTTTCTGACAATAAAAGTGGTGTCCCATAGGAGGTTCGAACTCCTGTTACCGCCGTGAAAGGGCGGTGTCCTAGGCCTCTAGACGAATGGGACATTTTTGGAGCGAGTGAGGAGAATCGAACTCCTGTCATCAGCTTGGAAGGCTGGGGTAATACCATTATACGACACTCGCTTTAATTGGCTCCGAAGGTTGGACTCGAACCAACAACCCTCTGATTAACAGTCAGATGCACTACCATTGTGCTACTTCGGAATAAATCGGGACTGTCTTTACAGCGCAGTCATTCTGACATAACGGTCCAAGGCTATGTTCTCTAAAGTCTGGTGGGTCGTGATGGATTCGAACCATCGGCCAAGACGTTAAAAGCGTCCTGCTCTACCACTGAGCTAACAACCCGAGCTATTACTTATACTAAATTTTGGTGGGCCCACTTGGATTTGAACCAAGAGTCTGCCGATTATGAGTCGGATGCATTAACCGTTATGCTACAGGCCCTAATAATTAATATATTGATGCCATCCAGTTGCAATATACTTAGTTCCAGACAAAGGTGGATTGCCTCTGTGAATATGAGTAAAGTGTGCAGGAAATACTAAGAGAGATCCCTGCATGGGCTTAAATCTTTTAGAGTAGTGTAGAAACTCAGTCTCACCACCCTCTTCCACATCGTTCAAATATAGAATCCAAGAAAGAACCCTGTTGTTATATCTTCCAGAACTTCTCTCACAATGCCAAACATGATATCCTTGAGACTTCTCTGTTTTCTGAATCTTCATGCCTTCCGACATTATAGGATAGTTTCCACCTCTATATCCGTTGAACATTCCAACTTCATACTTTCTACAGTAATCTATGACACAATTGTTTACTGCTTGCGGTATCATATTTGCAGAACGTCCCACCTGCGTTAGTAGCATTTCAGTCAAGTCGATAGCAGAGTCTTCCTGACTTATTTTAGGTCGTCCTGAATCATTTTGTCTGCTATGAGATAACCCTGACTGACTCAATACATCAAAGTCGTTTACGATAATTTCGCACTCTGGGGCAGATAACGCATTGACATACAGTTCAATAAAATTATTCATCAATCTTGTTACCATAATAGTCAGTATCGCCATTCATATAGTTTTTTCTTCGCTCTGACTTTTCACATTCTAATCCATACAGTGTCAACACACTTAATACTAAAAACACTGAACCAATTGCAATACTCAATATATCTATTATCATATCAATTACCTCACTAATCCTTTTGTCCATGAACTCGCAACCACTTCTACGAAAGTCAAAGACTTGTTTGGGTAAAACTCATCACGAGCAAACTTACCATTACGAAACATTCTACATCCGTAATGAACTTTACCATCAGCGGCCAACTTCTCAAAGATAGATGCACACAATGGTAAATCATCTTCTGAGTGAAGTGTCTTTATAATTCTTGAGATCGGCATCTCATTTCTTGATCTCATCATCACAGAGATCTCAATGCTATACGAACTTCGTTCCAACCGACTTTAGTGCTATCGTCTTCATATATTCTGACGAGTAACTTAACAAACTCTTGAGCATCGTTGATGATCTGCGGATTCATTCCCACTAGCAGATCATATGCCATTTGGACTTCATGCACACTTAAATATTTCATGCTACTTCTCCCAACTCAACATAACCATAATTTTCACGACCACCTTCTGCAAGCATCGTGTAGCTTTCTTCTACTGGAACTGTCCAGTGAGTGGGCTTACGAGTAGCAATCCAGTTGCTATTCTCATACTTGAGAATCCAAGGCGCTTCATAGTCGTCCCAAGGCGTAGCAACATCATCGACAAAAGTAAAGTCGAGAATGAACTCCTGAAAGAACTCATCACTACGCTCGATCAATTTCGATAACGTAGGAATACCATTCTTGCGGATTTTAGAAACTTGAGCCGAACTCAGATTCTCTACCACATAAGTAGAGCCGCCCTTATTCTTCCAGTACTGTGGAGCCTGACCCTCGCCATCCCAATCGTGGGCACCGTAGTTTTCTCTATGCTGAGTATCAATAATCAATTTCATATTCAACCTCATTAATTCAATTTATACAAGTATTATAACACACTGAACAAGAAAGTCAAGGGTTTATTTGCAAAAACCAGTCAGGTATTTTACTCTTAGTCCAAGCCATTTTGAATCTAGCTTGCTTTGTCTTGTAGAATTTACGATAACTCTCTACAGGATCAGGAAGCATACATTCTGGATTACTGCCCATCGCAAGCTTAAACGGAGTACGATCTATATTCGGTATATTCTTAGGAATAGCTTGAAGAACATAGCGTAACTTAGTATCAGTCATATGAACTTTACCATAACGATGAGTGTATTCGTCACATAAAGCCACAAAGTGTGTATAGTGCCAGCGATAATTCGAACTCGACTCCATAGTCCAAACTGTACAAGGATGACCCATATGAACAGCTTTATATAAGCAATCTTCCCTACCATCAGATAATGCCCAATATTTGCTCATGGTCTTACCTGACTTTGATTTGCGCTTATCCATAACACCATCAAGCATTCGATGGGCAGTGGACAACATTTGAGCAGACTCGACAATCATCTTTACAACGTGCTTGTCGCATTGCTCTTGAGCCGCAATAATCGGGTCTTCATTAAGGACAAATATATTCATATCACTCACATACAATGGTCTTCAAATACCGCACTATACTTTCGGTGCGCTGTCTTATCGTTCTTATGAACCTTCCACTTAGCTTCCGACTTGCGACTCTGCTTCTTCTTCCCAGAGTTTTCCGATGATTTCCCAGTCGTAAGTAACTTCTTTAGTTTTTCGATCTCTATCATAAGCCATCTCAATTCCAGTGAATTCTTCGAGATATTTTACAGCATCTTTCACATTCTCAAACTTTTGGATATCTCGACTATTGTTAAGATTTGGTTTTGCTACCCACATTATTCAGCATCCTCAGTGATTACCATTTCATCAAAGTGATGCTTTGCGATAACATCAATCATATCATACAGGGCGTCAGAGTAACTGCTACCCGTCTCTTCATCATACAAAATTGCTTCTCCAAGAAAGTCTTGAAGACTGTTGTTAGCTAAGACTGCTTCTCGAACCCCCTCAAAGATATACAACTCATGGTCAGTTAGACCGTCAAAATTAACTTTTTCCATTTTCTACTCCCCAAAATTGTTTATCAATATTTTCTAACAAATCAACATAAGTAGGCCCTTCAAACTCAGCGACCTCTTGTGCATAAGCAAGTGCAGACTCATACGTTCTAAATGGTTCGAATATACCCGCAAGAACTTTGTGAGTCTTTACTTGACGAACAATATAATTACTTGAGTTAACATTATAAAGCATAACTACTCCTAAACTTTAATAAATTTTCTGCGGGTTTTTGAGAACTGCTTCATCGGCTTACTGAAGTGAATAAGATCAGTAGTACCTTGTTTGATGTAAGCAATAAGCCAACCCTTATCGTCTAACACATATGTGTGATTAGGATATTCCCAGTCAGTAACTTCTTTCCACATAGTTATCATTATACACCCGACTTAACAAAAGCGTGTTTTGCATTAGGGATCGCTGTGAATCCGACTTCATCGAAACCGTAAAGAACAAACCCATGAACCGGATCTGTATCTTTAGCATATTCGACTAGATCATATCCAGATGGGATAAACCCCTTGTAAGTGCTGATATCATCAATATGTTTGACATCAAAAGAAACATCATAATTTAGTGTAGACATAAAATTCTCTCTCATCAATTCAATTTATACATACATTATAACACATTGAAGATTAAAGTCAAGGTCTAAATTCCACGTTGCTCTTTAAACTTCTTTCTCAGTTCCACAAACTTATGTAGATGATCTATTGCTTTTTCAATATAGACTTGTGGTTCATTATCATCAACTGCGATTACTGTCACAATCTGTTTGATAGGAACACCAGTTCGTTCAAGAAACATTGCGGCATAAGCCGCTTCTTGAATGAAGTAAGATTCAACATACTTTCTTGGTTTTGGACGTTTAGAAGTCTTGTAGTCAATAATAGACAGAACTCCATCCCATTCAGCAATACAATCAACACGACCCGCTACAGAGAGTCTCTCGCTGTATAGTGGTGCTTCCTGTATCCAGACATTGTTTAGATGCTTGTCTAGTAATGGTTTGATGGTGTTGAATGTGAACAGATTAGCGGGCATTGCGCCTTTCTTCCAATCTTTCTCATTGTTCACATAATCTTCTGCGAGTTGGTGAACAGCAGTACCACGAAGAGACGCTTGATTCATAACTCGATTTGCTTCTTCTTCACCCACTCGCTTGCGCCAAGCATCCAGACCAGATTTATTCTGAACACTTAGCACAGTCGTGATAGAGGGTAAAATTTCACCACTGGGCGTTGTATAAAAACGCCCGTTATCTGTGGTGTCGGCTTCCAACTCTTGAAGAGTGTAGCCATGATCTACATGGTTAAACATATTATGCTTTCTCAATCAGTGTCAATGGAACATTCCATCGCTCATTATTAATCAATACAATCGCTTTGGTGCGTTTCACTTCAAGTATCGTACCAACACCATTCGCTTTGCGACCCTTGACGACAACATCATCACCCTTTCGTACTGATGCTTTGATGTCTCGACTAGCGGCATTTCTCAAAGACTTCTGCTTCATCTTGATCAGATCGATCACTTCGTTCATCTCTTCCATTGAAGAAATGTCGTTGATTGCTTTCAAAATAGATGCTTTCATAATATAGTCTCTCAGTTAATTTAATTTATACACACATTATAACAGGTCTGAAAGTAATTGCAAGGGTTTATTTTACCTTAATGTCATATCTAGCAACTACTGCTTTGGCGGCTTTCCACATATCAAAAGAAACTGGCTCGCTATAGTTGACCATCTCTTTATCGTACTGAGCTTGAAGATAAAGTTCTTCTTCACGCTTCATGTCACGAGCTTCTAGGTTATTCATCATAATATCTTGGTCGTTCATATTTTTCTCTCTCATCTCAATTTATGTGGCTATTATATCACAATCAGAACTAAAGTCAACTGTCCTGATTGTGAATAGTTCACATTAAGATTTCTTTCGAGGTTTAAACCCTAGCATCGACATCGCTTCAGCCGGACTAAACTCTTCTGCTAGTTTCAAGTAAAGTTCAACATGAGAGTTTTTAACTAGGAAGTTAACCCACGATTTCCAAGGCTTAGAACCATATTTGAATCGTGCGATAAATGCGGGCTTCATCTTACCAACCCATGATGGATGACAATTTGGATTGAACTCATCCATTGTTTGTGAACCCTCGTAAGGACCGTTGTACATAAGGAACGAACCGTCCCATGTGAAACTTTCTTTGTCAAATCGTGTATACATAATCATCTCTCTTTATCTATTCAATACAAGTATTATATCAAACTAGAGGATAATTACAAGGGTTTTTTTAGAATAATTTGTTATATGCTTATAACTTTTTGGAATAAGAGGACTTTACGGCCCAATGATGACGTTTGGTGCGCCAGATATGATTGCGCCCTGATCGGCACCATCTCCAACTCGATTTGCGGGTATTCCGCCAAAGAATACTTTTGGTGATCCTGCGAGGGTGAATGCGGGGTGAGGAATACACTTATCGCCTGCTAAAATTGTATGAGGAGCGATAGGACTGCCTGTAACAGCACCAAGAGAAGATGCCACAATTACTTTAGCCTGTAATGAGGATGCGATAGTAGATGTTGCACTACAGGCGTGGCCTGTAATGATTGCATCTCCTACTCTTGCTGATGGTGCTGGCATAAATTAAGTTCCGTCTGGTAAATCTGGAAATCCCTCAGTACCCGGTGCGCCCATCGTGCCTGGTGGATTTAGTGCTTGTACTTTACTTATATAATCAGAACTCTTACTATATACATTTTGTCTAAGATTGAATGTACCGCTAAATGTATTGTTATTTACGCTGTTAGTAAATACAACATATACTGCTATTGTTGCTTCAATATGCTCAATAATTGGATCACCTAAATCTAATTCATATAAAGATAAAACTTCGGGATCTGTTGCGGCCTGTGCTTCTTCTACACTATTGAAATTAGCTTTCGTAAAGTCTTCCATAACACATCTATACGTTGCAGAAAATGGTACTGTCGGCCATTTAGTGTTCGTAATAGTTAATACCCCATGATTCGAATTGATTTGCGTAAAAAAGACATATCCTGTCGGTGTTGTAGGAAATGAGACCGATGCTGAAATACTCGTTACTTCCCAATCTGTTGTATTTCTATCATCGTAACCTTCTGGATATATTTCAATTTCCATGTAAGACATTTGTGGATCAGTAGTGCTTGTAAATCCAGACGTTCCTTGATAGATGTATTGAGGAGGCAGTCTTTGAATAATGCTTATCAGAGTCATTGGAGAACCGCCAACTAATCCTCTTGGAGTATATCTAGCACCATGATTAGAAAATACATCACCACCGGCTGTGTAGTAATCATCTGCTTCTATCAATCCATACACTTCTGCTTCATCGATTAAAGGCGTTGATGGGTCATCATCAAAACCCCCACGCTTATCTTCTCCTGCTCTAATTGGATTTGGAGTTTGAGTAAGTGCAGAGAAGCCATGTCTCCCAACTTTTACAAGATGAATTTCTATGATCGTAGGCTTATCAGCCACATCAGCAGAAAAGTCATCAATAGTCGTGTTTGCTATAGCAGTATTATCGTTGTTTGTATAGTATGCATTAAGCCCTGGCGAACCTGATGTGAGTTGAGTATCAGTTGTAGTTAACTGGACGACATTATCAACCAAAAGTTCAATCGTAGTACCCGTAACACGAAGTTTTACTGTATGCGTTTCACCCTGATTCCATGTGCTATTACCTGCACCGAGTGTGTAGTCTTCGACTAACACGACTATCCCACCAAGACTATCTATGCGGTTAATCGATCCATAAACACCAATGGGGCCGACAAGACCGATGGTTACATGATATCCACTTCCTGTACTTAAATCGACTCTAACAGAAGGCCCATAAAATAAATCAGTTTCCACCGCAGTCACATCTAAAACCGCTTCTTGATCAGACTGCACCATATTGCTTAAACAAGATATGGTCGGCAAATAATTAGTACCAGTGGATGGTATAATCACTTCATTCGAGACGATACGAAACCCAGTGCGAGGACTACTCCACTGATCACTATCGGCTAAAGCCTGATCACTTCTGTTAAAATTATCACTAAAGGACATTCGCTATAAACCCTGTTTATCTCTTTCTATTATATATGACTTGACGAGATTGCTTCTCACGATATCATTAGCTAGAAACTCAACAAAGTCGAACTCTCGCATATTGCGAATCACTTCCATGAATATCTTCAGTCCAGAAAGTTCTTTCTTGCGTTCGCTTGTGAGATCGTCTTGCTTTACATCGCCTGCAAAGATGATTCGACAGTCTTCACCAACACGAGTCATTACGGTGTGTAGTTCTTGATCGCTCATGTTCTGAACTTCGTCAACTACGATAATGCAGTCATCGAATGTAGAACCACGAAGAAAAGAAGTAGATATGAACTCTACATTGTTCCGTTGCTTGAGAATCTCGTATGCATCGCCTCTACCAAATAGCTTACTACATATGTCGTAGTAAGGGGCTTCATAGACTTTCATCTTGTCTTTCTGAGAGCCAGGTAGAAATCCGATATCTCTAGTTGGAACTATTGATCGAACAATGAAGACTTTCTTGTGTGGAGTGTTCGTCTTCAGCGTTTCTTTAAGTGCAAAGTATAGTGCTAGAAATGTTTTACCAGTTCCGGCTATACCATGTAACATTAAGTTTTGACCTTCATCCCACGACTCAAAGGCTAAAGCCTGATTATCAGTCATTGGAGCAATGTCGCTCTTAACTGTAAATCCTGATGAAAGTTGATTATCTGTGTCTAATATCCCCTGTTGTCTTAGTACTCGTCTTTGCCTTTTAGTTAGTCTTTCTTGTTGTTGTGCAGGCATTAAAAAATCCTTATCTGTCTCTGATTGTAGACCCCGCATTCTTCTTCTTAATATCTTTCAATAAGTCGTTAAAGCCGGAATCGTGTTTTTTGATACCCAAGCGGGCAGAATCACCAATTGCTGGCGCATGAATGATTTTCTTCATATGAGGATTATCTATATCGAACTGTTCCATTGTTGAAATGGACATCATGTGATCACTTATTTCACCAGTTTCTTCATTCTTGTATTGATATATAGGCATTCTAAATTCTCCGAGTTATAAAAAAAGAGAGCAATACTAGATTGCTCTCAAACGTCACATCTACCATAATGATATTTATATCAAATGAAGCCCCTTATGAGAGCATTTCATAGATTTCTTTCCAATTTTGAACTGCCGGTATATCATCGTTAGTGTAGTCACCTTGATGGTCATGCTGTATCAGTACAGCACTCAAACCAAGACGATCACCTAACTCAGCGTTCTTAATCTTATCTTCAACCCAAACACAACCACTATCAAGATAAGGAAGAAGTGCTTCGTCTTTATCAGCACCAGTGTCAAGACATTGAACTTTCTCAAACGCTGTTTCACCAAACAGATTGCTCAAGTTTTGTTCTCTCAACTTGTTGGCATGACGATTAAGAGTCATACTGGTGATGCAATGGAAAACGTAACCCAACTCCTCATGAATCTTCTTAACATACTTTACAGAATCTCGAAGGGGTGGTAGACAACACATATTTGCGCTTTCGTTAAAATGGCGAATCAGTTTCTTCATCTCTGGCTTAGGCATATCAAATGTCTTAGCCATAGAGTATTCAACATCGTTCTTGATCTCATAACCCTTCTCTATCATCCAGAGTTTAAAGCTATGTTCCCAATCAAGAAGAACACCATCACAATCAACCAATATAATCTTATTATTCACTTCACTTCCTTATCATCAAAATACTCTGTATTATAGCATAACTATCACACATAAGTCAAGCATTACTTGAAGTATTTCTCAAGCATTTCATACTTATCATGGTACTCAGCCATCTTTTCTAACTCATTCTCGATGGTTTCCATAATGTCTGGATGTTCAGCTAGTCCTACGTTATTGTCTAATAATACATCAATGTTCATTTTATGCTTACCTGCTTGTGCTTGCATATAAGACATTGACGCTAGAATTAGATCGGCTCTACGATTCTTCATATTAAATTCCTACTTTAGATTACGAAATCATCACCTGGTTTCCAAGCACAGCCTGTTAAACCACCTGCTTGTAATGCTTTGAGTGTACGCAATACTTCTTGAGCATTACGACCAGTATCAAGCGCATTCACTGAAACGTGTTGAATAGTTCCTTTGGGATTGATAATAAATGTTGCTCGTTGAGCCACACATTCTTGATAGTCAACTACACCACAATCTCTTGCAAGCCTTAGACCACAATCTGCGAGTAGGGTGTGTTGGATTTTTCCGATTAGATCGTTGTCTTTCTTCCAAGCAAGTTTACAGAACTCGTTGTCTCCGCTAATACCTAAAACATTAGCATACTCAACTAGATCATCCATTCCTGCAATTTCAGTCGGACAAATAAAGGTAAAGTCTTTAGGGTAAAAGTAGACTACAGACCATTTTCCATTGTTAAGATCATCACTGTTGACCTTTACAAATTCATTGTTCACATCTACGCCATTCAAGTTAAACTCTGGGAACTGACTCCCAACTGCTGTTATCATACTATAACTCCATAATTAAAATTTACTTAGAAAGAATCTCGGTTCTTTCTCTTTTGCTTTCTCGCTTCTTGGATTTTTGCTTTACGCTTGTCGTACCGCTTTGAGTCCTTTTTACTATCAAAGTCCTCATCCATCCACTCACGAAACTTCTTGCTTTTGTTTTTACTCATGACTTTTACACTCTTACACTTTACACTTTATGATTCGTTTTTCTTAGGTCGACCACGACCACGTTTTACTGGAATTGGATTAACGATGCCACCTGGAAATGCTTTGTTAATCACTTCAGGAGAAAGATCTGGATACGGCTCTTTAGCAATAGTTCTTATCACTAGTTGAGCATCGTCTGCGTCAACAGACTCTAGCAACTGAATAAACAATGCTTCCTTTCTCACTCTGGTCAAGTCTTTACCATCTTTCATCTGCTCGACAAAGTACGGCATCTTTCGCATCTCACGATATAGTAGTCCATGAGACTCGTGTATATCTGAAGGAGTATATGGTGGTGGAGTATCAGGCAAGTCGAATGTCCATCTCTCATCACACATCAAGGCGAGAATATCTTTCAACGCTCTTGATTCATTTCTTTTCAGTATTGAGACTTTCTCTTCAACTGTTTCAGCTTTTCGGGCAGTGTTAACAATCTCTGCCAGAGATAATGTAGTCATTTTAAAACTCCGTTATACATTCCATTAAATTTCTAAGTTTATTTTTGATAAAGTAGTTCAGTAACTGACTTCTATCTTTACCATTCTCTTCATACCAAGCTTTGAGAATCTGATCTTTCATGCCTTGAGGCACTTCAGAGAGATCGATCAATGCTTTGTTACGCATATAGTTACGCTTTACTTCATCCTGCATATTATTTATATCACTCCACTCAGCAATGCGCTTTTGGGTAATAGGACGCTGACGTATGCCCATCACAAAAGAATTGTCAGCAGATAGAACATTTGGTATTCCATCACCCGCATCACCTTTAAGTAGATGCTCTGCAAGATATTTCTCTGGGTTTGCATTAGAGATCCATCGCTTTCTTACAGGATCATACTGCTTCACGTTGGCATACTTGTGTAACTGTATATAATCCTTATCTCCAGATAGAATCAGAATGGGTTCTCCCACATTCAATTCAGTCCCCTCTTCATGAGTAACAACACCAATGATATCATCAGCTTCGCAGGTTTCTATCTGAATGACTTTATATGGAAAGAACGTCTTCAGTTCATCACGAATAGTATTCAGTGCCTGAAAGATAGCATTCCAATCCATCTCAGACTTATCTCTAGTCTTCTTACGATTAGCCTTATAGTATGGATACATCTGTCTGCGCCAATAATTAGTATCGTCACAGCAGATAACAAGTTCACCAAACTCAGCACTAAACTTTTTACGGTTTGCTCTCAATGTGTTTAAGATCATATGCCTAAGCATACTTACGTCAATCTCTGCGTTCTGATGATTACCAATCTGCATCATCATATTCGCAATCATGACCTGGTTCATATCAACCAATATCATCATCTATCTCCTAACTTAATTTATATTATTACAATAATAGCATAAGTTAATAGTGTTTGTCAAGTAAAATTTCATTGTTTTTCCCAAGTCTGTTCAGAAGTCAACTTAAAACTACCGATGTGTATCTGACTTTTCCAAGTTTCTGGCTCAATCATACTAATAAACAGACCACCTTCGCTATCATATAAGTGATAGACTTCTCCAACAACTGGTACAATGTTACATCTTGCGTTGTACATTAATGCCGTATCTAATGTTAGTTCTACCAGTTTGAAGTACTCGTCTTTGAGTGCATCAAACTTTGTCTCTAGTTGATGGGTTGCGCTAATCCCTCTCTCCTTACTCTTGGTAAGGACATCTGGAACAGTGAAAGCGGGCGCACCAACATTCGTTGGATAAGACATAAGTGCTGGCGCATCAACTACATTGTCTGGCTTACTCTTCGATCCCATCAAAATATTCTTCCATATCTGCGATAAAGTCGTCTAGTATTTTCTGTATAGGCTGTTCGATCTTTTCCTCAGCATCTTCAAATAAAGTATCAGATATCTGTTGGAAAGGATACTCCTCTCCGATAGCACGATAAACAAGAGACTTAGATGCCTCTACAATAGTCATTATATCAAGCATTGATTTAGGATTATTCTCTACATCAATACCCATTCCCCTCAAAGCCCACACAGTCTCTCTAGCATTAACTAGAGCGAATATCTCTGCGACTTCCT